AATGTCGACAGAGACAATACCAGGAACCAATATAACAAGAGGACAGTTTGCTCGTGATTATAATCAAGGTATTGGACAGTTTGCACAACCTGATTATGATGCGTTAGATCAACAATCTTATACACAAGATTTAGGTGGTGGTGAATTTACAGACTCCATGGGTAATGTAGACTATAGTGATCCATACGATCCAGGTGGAGGAGAGTAATGGCAAAGATAGTACAAGTATTAACAAGACCTAGTAAAGAATACAGACAATCTGTGGCTGACTCACAGGTCAGAGATCTCGATGCTGTAATTCAAAAACTAAATACAACGTTTCAACAAGAACTTAAAGATGAGGTAGAAGCATTTAATTTCTTTTTACAATAATGGCTAATAATTTTATTAATAAAAAAGTAGATTTGAGTACAACTGATTTAACAACTTTATATACAGTTCCTTCTGCAAAGACCGCAGTGGTTAAATCTATCTTAGTGTCTGAAGATGCAGGGTCCGGGGCTAATATTACGGTAACATTAGTAAACTCATCTGGTACTATATTTAGTTTATTTAAAACTAAATCTATATCTTCAAATACTACCGTAGAA